TGCGGCTTTTACGAAGATCACCGAGTCGGCTGCCTGTGGCGTTATTTCTACGTGAAACCAGTCGCCACCAGGGCTTCCCGTGACTGTTGGCTTGCTGTATTTACTCCACGCTTGTCGGTCACATTTCCATGCACGACCGTACGGCGATGGGAAGTAATCAATCACCATCTGGATGCCTAACTCGTTTGCATTGGCAACCAACTTCTCAACGAACGGCAACGCCGATTTGCGTGACGATTGCGGATGTCGCGCACTCCCTCGATACGACATGTCCACCGCGCGACCAGTTGCATGCACCGACAAACTGCCTGGCTTGCCTTTCATGTCGCGTTGACCGTAAGACCCGTTGTTCCAAAGCGCACCACCTGAATGATGAATGACCTGTTTAATGAACTCGTTCATGCCGGCACGTGGGCCTGCGGCTGGGCCGTCACTATTGCCAATGTATGGCCGTGAGTTGGGGTTAGTTTTGGCTGTTGCCACGACCGAACTTCATGTCTTTAGGGTTAAAGTAACGCAACGCTGTTGGGCAGACCGCGCCGATTGCAGCTGCTAACAATGCGCCAGGTTCGGTGTTGCCTGTTACTGCTAGCGCGACTACCGCGGCAAGCATTGAGCGCCCGTAAGAGGCAAGTAGGGCTTTGTCATTTGGTTTCATCGGTTGGCTCCTTTGCTTTTGATTTTAGCCCGTTGCCAGCAACAAGACCTGACAATGTGCCTGTAAGAAATACGCACAAAGTTGACAGAAGATCAATAATCTGGGCGTCTGTTGGGGCTTGTTCCATTGGTTGGTCAATAAACAGGATTCCGTAGATGAATGAAATGATCGTAAACGCAAAGCAGATTGCCATAATGCGGCCAACAAATACAATTAGCCCTGCGTGGTGTTGTTCGGGTGTTTTACTCGCAACTGGCTTTCGTAAAACACTTGTACTCGACATTAGTTTTGCTAACGGTGCATCCACTACAAGCCCACCAAACTACGGCGATTAGTAGCGCGTAACCAATAAACGGACGCCATCGCATTAGTCAATAGGTTCAGGTGGTGGCGGTGGTATTACACACGCGCCGTCAACTACATCCCAGCCAATAGCGCAAGGGTTAGCGTCATCGTATTCAATCCATGTGCCTGGTTGTTGTGCTATCCATGCGGCGTCAGCCTCAACGACATTAACAACAATGTTGTTTTCTACTTGTGCATATTCAGCCATGATCAGCCCCCCTGATATTCGATGTAAACGTAACCTGAACCGCCAGCAGAACCGCCTGTGCCAGCAGTACCGCCAGCGCCTACTGTGACCGTGATTGATGCTGCTGGGGTGACTGCTCCGCCCGCGGTGATAAGTACACCGTTTTGCACACCGCCAGCGATCGCTGTTTTTGGTGTTGCACCTGTGATGTCGTTAATAAACAACGCGCCATTGCCTGAGTTTGCTTGTCCTGCTGCGGTAACAACACCGACGTTTGCGCCGTGGTTGACTGCAACGCCGCCAGTAGCCGAAACCGTGCCGCCAGAAAATGCGACTGATGAAGTACCGCCCGCGCCTGCCGATGCTGTACCTACACCACCACCACCGCCAAGAATGTACGCAACCGCGTAAGTAACACCTGCCGGCACAGTCCAAGTACCACTAGCCGTAAATCGTTCAACCTTCACCGCGCCTCCTGCGTTAATTGCATCCACCATCGCGTTAAGTTCCGCGGCGGTCAAAACCTGCCCTGCTGTAAATTGTGGGATTGGCATAGTGCTCCTTATCCTAAAACATTCTCTGCGTCAAGTGTGCCATACAGCGCATCATCCAAGATCAACTCGTACACGATTGTGGTTGGCGCGGTGCTGTAAAGGACGCTGTGGCCTGTACTGAAATCCAGTCGATGCTCGATGCCCTCAACTGACAGCTCTTGAGCCAACTGGGTTGTGCCAGTACCGCTCGCAAACGTTTTTTCTACGCTGATTGTGTCGCCAATATCTATCGTTGCCAGGGTGTCTTTTTGGGCTGTGGTCAGCATCAGGTATTTGGTTGCCACGGATGTGTAGCGCGGTTCGGGCTCTGGGTTTAACAGGTAATCGGCTGCATCATCAATGCTTGTTTGCTCATGTAGCAGGCTGTTTGTGATGCTTGTGGTCTGAATAAAATAGGTTGCAATAGACCCTGTATCGGTGGCGGTAGCGGTTTTGCCGTCTAGCCCTGTTACGACCGCGCGATTAATAACCGAGTCCGCTTCAAAGGAAATGCCAACGCCATCAAACTTGTATTCTGTGCCGTCATCCTTAAACGATGCAACAGGCGCGCTTAACGTATTGCCAATGCGCGGCTGAAAGGTCAAGACCCCCGCGCGTGACATAAACAATCTGCCAAACTCGGCGGTATCGTTAATCTGCGTTAGGTATTGCAGCACGTTTGTTCCTGCCGGCACGGTGTAGTCGCTGTCGTGGCCTAGGTTGACGGTGCCTGTGGCGATGCTTCGAGCGCCTGCTGGAAAGTCAACTTCTGGTAGATCTAGGACGGTTTCTATGCGTTCGCCTGATGTTTCTGGGGTGACGTTTAGTTCGTCTAGGAATGTTTGTGCCAGTAGATAAAACTGGTCAGCGCAATACACGGTCACGGTGTCCAAACCGCCAAGCGCGAAGTTGTAGTCATAGTTGACGACATAACCGCTAAACAATGATTCGGGCACATTGGTTGAGCTGTAACGGATTAGTCGTACTTCGCGCAATGGTGCAAGCCCTGGCTTGGCTTGCGGGGTGTCGTAATACGGGCTGTTTTGATCAAACGGGTTAAAGATGCCGTCCACGTCTTGAATGGTAAATGTCATTGTGCCAGCGCTGAACTGATCGCCCACGTCACGGCGACCGCGCCGCACGTTGATGCTGACAGTCGAGTCAAGTACATCGGCGAATTCGGTCGTGCCGTCCAGCACATATTCGGTGTTATTTAGTACGCCTCTTACAGCATCGTCTAGGACGAACGCGTCAATCTGAAACCCTGTGGCAATTTGTAGGTCATAGTTGCCAGAGTCAACGACTGCTACGCCTGGCATCAGGCCACCTGTAACTGCAACGGCCCAGCGGAACGCGAATAGGCGCGCAAGGCATTAACAACCGATTCACCAATCTCGGCGCTTGTGGCAAGTCCGCCTGTGACGTTGATAGTAATACCGCCACCTGATTGCATGCGATCTAACGGCACGACTGCCTCTGGGCCAGCTTCACCGATCAAGGCAAGCGTAGGACTCGACACAATGCCACCTTCGGCCAAGCGCGGAAGATTCATACGCCCAGCAACTTGTGTCGGTGTTCCGCCAATTTGTGGCACAGGCAAGTTCGGCACTTTAGGCAAATCAGGCAACAACGGGATTGAGTTGTACGCGCTCACGATTGCGTTAACCGCGCCGATTGCAGCATTAACCATGCCAGCAAAGAACCCGATCACCGTGTTGACAATTGCTTTAATGCCGTCACGAAACCACTCAAACTTGTTGTACGCGGTAACAAGCGCCACGATTAGCAATGCGATGCCGGCAGCAATCAGCGCAAACGGGTTGAGCGCCATGGCGATGTTGGTGACAACAATTGCGGCGGCTACTGCTCCGATAGCGCCAGCAATTGCCAGGAACGCCTGTGGGTTATCTTGAGCCCACATTGCAAACTTGTTGAGTATCGGAAGCACGGCCTCGACTACTGGCAAAAGCGCAGCGCCGATTGACTCTTTGGTTTCACCGATGGAGTTAGACAAAATCTTCATTTTGCCTGCTGCGGTTTCTGCGCTTGCAGCGGTAGCACCGCCGAACGTACCGCCAAGCACGTCCATGATTTCGTTGAGGCTGGCGCCTTCTTTAATCATCGTTGCCATTTCTGGGCTTAACGATCGCAACGCCTTAAAGTTGCCTTGGTATGCCTTGGCGAGCGCGTCTGCAACGGTGGCGCTACTTGTGCCTGTCGCCGTGCTGATGTCCATGACAAGGTTCATGTCGCGCATGGCCATGTCCACATCTTTTGTACCGCGCACAAGTGCTTCCAATGCCAAGCGATACTCGGTGTCAGCAACACCAGACGCTCGAGACATCGCGCTGATCTGATCTTCAACCTGTGCAGTCTGGGCTTTACTTGCACCCGTCACATTGTTAAGCGTTAATGCAAGCGCCGCCTGTTCCTGCTGATCTTCCATCGCAGCCTTAGTCGCGTCACCAAGAGCCAATGCCAAACCGCCAAGCGCGGCAGCTGCCGGAACCGCTGCCTTCTTGATCGCAAACTGGGCTTTTTCGGATGTTGTTTCTAGTTGCTTAAATTGGGCAATAGCCTTCTTAATCCCTTTGCCGTCAAACTCTGAAATGATCGGGATATTGATTGCCATTACGTGGTCTCTCTGTTCGCTTCATCCATGACGCGCTTAACCAGTTGCTCCATCTCGGACATGACATCATTTTGGCGTTGCTCGTACGCTTTCCACATTACTCGCGAACTACTGCCATAGCGTGCAGTTAGCGCCCGCCCTAATGAGCCAGACATGGACGTGTCAAACATTGTGCCAGTAGCGCCTTTCCATTGAATGGCGAACGTGCCGACATTGGTTTTGTTTCCGCTGTATTCCTTGATCGCTCGAGTATTGATCTTGGCAGCGATTTTTTGTTTCATGCCAGGTATCCACGGCAAGATCTGGAACCCTGATCGGGTTTGCCAATTGCGCGCCATACCAGACAGCGGAACGCCAGTAGGCACAAGTTTGTTCGCATCGTCAATAACAGGTTGGACGATCTTCTTGTAGTCCTTGGTGATTTCTCGGCGTAAAGATTTGTCAATCTTGTTAAGGGTCTTCAAGGCATCTTTAAGCCCTACGACCTCAATCTTTGCCGATACTTCCGCCACGTTATTTCCTTTTTTTGTTTGCGTCGTTAAGCACTTTAATGACCGTTGCTACATCTCGAGCGTCAAACACAATGTCGCTAGGCCACCAACCGACCGCGACCAAAATCTCTGCTAGTTGGCGGCGGTAGGTGCCGCGTCCGTAGGGTTTGGATCTGTCTCGTCCAGTACCGGCAGAATGTCGATGTCAGGGTTTTTGCTAAGCCAGTCGCGCCAGTTGTCACCAACTTGTTCGCCTTTGATCTTCAAGATCGTGTGCATCCAACAGGCGTAATCCGAATACAACGGGTTTGCGGAGAGCTGTTGAATGTTGCGACGCTCAAGGCGTTCCCATTCCGTGACCACAAACAGGTTTGTGTAGTAGTACTCGGGCGCGCTGTCGGGCGTGCGCTTTAACTGCAACTTGATCTTCATGTTTCTCCTATGTCGGCTTGGAGCCGTGATTATGGTGCGGTGGTGTCAAGCGTTAGCGCGCCACCCATGAACGTGAGGTCATAGGTTGACAACTCGCCAAGGGATGCGTTGATAACTGGCAACGACTCAAGGTAACAACCAGTCAAAATAAACTTTGGATTAGTTGGTGATTCTGCACCTGACGCTGGGGTCAATGTTATGTTGGTCTTAGTGCCAACCAACGGGAACAAGGTTGCGTAGGTTTCGGTCGCTGCGAACGATGCGTACATCGTCAAAGTCACTTCGTTATTGACAAGGCCTGCGGTGTAACTGCGTGAGTTGGTGCCGAACGCGGTGTCTTCAAGCGCTTCAACCAAATAGGTCAATGTTGCTGCGCTGCACATGTCGGTCAGATCAACTGCGTTAATTGTGAGGACTGGGTTTGAGAGGTAAGTGGATGATGCCATGAGATTGCTCCTTAGTTCTGTTCAGATAGTAGATGATTTGTGTTGCTTAGTTGTGGATTACAAAGTCTGGGCTTGGATAGCGCAATCAAGGTCGTAGCACGGATACAACGCGCCACCGATCTCTAGGCTTGACGGACGGCCACCCATTACGATGATCTTTGAGCCAAGCACGGTTGCAGCGATGCTAAGAATCTGACGCAGTACCGGCAGACCTGCTGGGCCTGACCCGATCACTTTGACGGGGAACTCGAGGCGTACCACGTTGCCATTGCCTGCAATAGTCGTGAAGTTTGGTGCATCCAAATACACGCAGTTAGGTGCAAGTTTGGTCGGGTCGTTTACAACACGCAATCCAGAGACCGCGGTCAGCGTTGCCGTGACGTCATCAATGGCTTCGTTAAACAAGTCGGTGTACGACATTAGGCAACCGCTGGACGTGGGATGCCAAGCAGCTGCTTGACGATCGGGGTCAGGCTTTGCTGTGGTGCCGAGCCCATGCCGTCAAACGTGGCGTACGTTGCCTCTATTGAGCCTCTAGAGCGCCATAGAGCGGCGCAATACATCAAAGTGCCCAATGTTGCGTCACCGCCTGGCGAGGTCGTTAGGGAGTCGATATAGCCCGATTCCTGACGCCTGCGATATGCGAACTGGTTGCCAGCCGATACCGATTGCGTAAGCAACGTGAAGTCGTCAGATGGGTTGGGAATGTTTATGCCCAAGTATGTTGCCACTTGGCTAGTTGATACCCACGTGCAAACAGGGTCGTATGAGACGGTGCCAGACGCTGCGGTGCGCTCAACATTGTTGGCGACCTTGGCGTAAAGCACCTGATCGGCAATCGGCATCTGGTAGTCGTAGAGCAGATCGCCTTCGGTATCAACGCCAATAAACAGATATTGTGGCAATGCGCGCACAGAGTAAGTGCCGTTAAATGTGGCGTCAACGCCTGCGACCGTGATTGACTGGCCGACTGCAATCTCGCTGGGGGTCAGGAGTTGCAGTACGGCGAAGTCATCAATCAGATACTTGTTGGTAACTGTGTATGTTGCCATGAGCGGTTATTCCGCTCTCGACTAAGCGATTGCGATTGACTTAACCTGATCGCCGTCTGCGATAAAGGTTGAGACGTAGCCGTAGTAGGAGAATGTGCGACCCAAGGTTGCAGGTACTTCTACCGACATAATTCCACGCACTTGCTCGTAGAACTCAATTGCAGCGCCTCGAGCAACAACCATCGTGTTTTCGCTGAACGCACGATCCACAACTAGGTTCAATCCCAATGGGTTAAACGTGTTCATTTGTGTCACGTTTGCTGTGCCCAATCCGTTAACGCCCATCAATCCAGCAGCGCCGGCATACGGGAAAATAGGTCGCTTGTCTGCGTCCAACTGGCTGCCCAGTTTTTTCCAGACATCGGAGCTGACAAAAATGTGGTCAGGCAGGAAGTTGGTTGCTTGCAGGATGTCGGTTGCTGCATCGTAAAGCGCTGCGATCAAACTGGTTGGATCGTTTGCGGTTACTGTCCAAGTTGAACCTGATGCTGTGTCGCCAGCAAGAATTGCGTTACATGCGACTGCATCCGATTGAATCATGTACTGGCCTGCGAGGTCTCGCAAAATGATTTCCATTGCCGCAGGTGAAGTGAAGTCGATGTCTTGTACTGACAAAGTGACCTGACCTGCAAGTGTGGTTTTGCTGACAACGTTTGATGCGATTACTGGGGTGGTTGCTGATACTCCTGAAAGTTCAGGTGACTGTGAACCTACCGAAGTGTGGGTCGTCCAAGTTGGGCGAATCCATGTCTTTGATTGTCCGCCGTCTGGCATTGCGCGAGCGCCTACTGCCGTTACAACTGGACGGATGTAGTTCAAGTCCTCAAATACTGGCCCAAGGACTGGTACTGGCAAAAGACCAGGTGTATCGGTCGTGAGCACATCGCCTGCAGCTGCTTGAAGTGCTGACTGCTTTGACAATGCGAACTCGCGTGCGGCTGCTGCAACGTTGCGGAAAGTTTCTCCGCCGATGTGCATCGCTGCAAGGTATTCGCCTGGTGTTGGCAAATCAAACTTGCGCTTGGCCTGTGCGTAAATTGGTGCAGTAGGGATGGTTGCCTCGACTGCGGTTTCGTTTACTTCGGACATTTCTGGTTTCTCCTCTACTGGGGTTACTTCTTCATTTAACACTACTTCTTCGGGCTCTTGGTGGATACTCGCTGCGACTTTGGTGATGTTTGCTGCATCGCCAAAAGCGCCAATCGGAACCAGGGATAATTCCATCCAGTCGGCTGACTCAATGATCATTGTGCCTTCTTCGTCATACGAGAACTTGGTTGGGTTTACCCCGACCGATACTTGGTCAATGGTGCCGTCAATGGCCATAACCAAAGCGTCGTTGCCGAGGCTAGTTGCGCTGATCTTGGCGCTGAACATCATGCCTTCTTCGGTTTCTGCGCGCTCCGTAACAACGCCTACTGGCATGCTTGCGTCGTGGTACATGAAAAGGCGTGGGGCTTTGCCTTCAACTGGCAATGAGCCTGGGCGAAAGATTACAGCTGTTCCATCGCTAACTACTGCCGGCACGTTGTATGGGACGGCTACTCCGCTGATGGTGCGTCGTGGTGCGTCGCCTTTGGCGGCGTCAAGCGTGAACTCTCCTGCGATTAGTTTGATCATCTTGCTAACTCCTCTTGTGTGTTTTCTCTAACAATTACTTCGTCGTCTGCGCGGTCGGCCATAAAGTTTTCTTCTAGGTATTCGTCGGCATCAAACTCCACGTACGTTCCGCGCGGTAGCACGTTGTCCATTGACAGCGCTCCAGCGATTGCGTCTGCATACAATTTCACGCCAAACAAGTACAGATCGGCACGCGCCTGCTGACTTGACTGGTAACTGTACGCGCCCGTAGCGACGCCGACAAGGTATGGAGGGGTATTAGCGAGCCTCGAGCATTCGAGACTTTGGTATTGGCTTGCTTCAATCAAAAGCATTTTGTCTGGTGTTGCTGTTGTTTCAATGTACTTAAGATTTTCTGAAAGCGCAGCCGTGGCGTTTGTGGCTCTAGCCGCATTAAACGCGCTAGCAAGATCGGCCAATTCTTGCGCGCTTAAGGGTTCACCTCCCGTTACCTGAAGGACGCCCGCTGGGATCAGCGAGTTTGCGTTGCGATTACGCGCATTTTCTAGTTTAAGCGCGGTTTCAATTGCGCCTGGTGCTGAATAAATTATTCCTTGGGCTGGTGATAGAAATTGCACAAGGTTTGCTGGGTCTAACATTCCGCCGTTGAAATACACTTCTTTGGATGGTGCGAACCACACAGGGCCAACCATGTCGGTCGTAGTGATTGAGCCGGCAGGCAGCCGAGTGAACGTGGCAGGGTATCCGTCAGCGGTGCGCGAAGTGATGTACCAAAACGCACGACCAAAAAACATAAGGTCGTCAAGTGTCCACGACATGAGAAATTGAAACGACACCGTTGGGTCTGGTCGGCGTATCCATGAACGTGGCGCAATGTACACCTTTTCCATTTCGTCGCCGTTCCACATTTCGTTGTACATTTTTAACGGCATTGAGCCAATGACCGATGCCATTAAATCTCGAGCGCGGTTAATCGTTGGAACGCTGATCGCGCGATTGCGCGCTTCGCCTTCTTGATAACTGTAATACTGGCCGATCATGCTTACGCCTTGCGCGTTACTTGTGTAACCGCCAGCGACCGCAGCCGTCACGCTAGGCGCTGGGCTTATGGTTGCTTTACGTTGTTTGCTAAAAATCGCCATGTTCCTACTTTGTCATATAAGTGGCAACCGCGCATGACTTATCCGATTCCGACAAAAGGTAAGGTGCGCGGTCGCCGCGTTTATCTTAGTTATTTACCGCGACAAGCATGGGCTTTGAGCTGTTGACTGGACGGGCACACATGCCAATTCCCCAAACCATTGTTCGCGCTAACTCAATAGGGCCAGGTGATCGCTTGCTTGATAGCACGATTGTGTTGTCGGTGCGTACCGCAACAGCGCGCTGGACATGTTCGGCTAACAGTTTTTCTCCTGTGTGGAGCAGGCGTGCTTCGGCGATCATGTTTTTGGCTAGCGGTGTAAAGCGTCCTAGTTCGGCGTAACCGACCACGACCCTGCGGCGCTCAATGTTCGGTGGGCACGTTGCATCTACGGTCGGCGACAGGGCAAACCTGATTGTGGGGTCTTTGGCAAGTTCCTGCACGTTTTCCCACAGCTCGGTAATTGACTCGGCGATGAATGCCACGGTGACAAGCACCCGACCGTCCGACAGGTTGACGCATCTGGTCGCGCTGTATCGGGAATCGTCTAGCGAAGACTCGATCGCCACGACCCCACCGCTAGGCACGTCACCTGTGTATTCCAATGACGGCCAACGCCCTGGCTCAATCCATCCGCGCACAACACTCACCCAAAGGTTGAGACTGGCGCGCAGGAATGATGCCCGATCGGGGTTTGTTGATTCTTGCCTAATTGTGTCCATGTCTAACGTGTGGCCAAGTGCAGGATTACCCCACGCCCATGACGATGGGTGCAACGGGTCAAGGCTCGGGTCGGGAGACCATTCAGCCATATACATCGTGGACGGCTCGCCTTTGTCTATTGCGCGGATGCCTGCCTCTCGCCAACGCTGAAACAGCACAGATTCTTCGGTGCCAGCAGTACTGAAGAAACACGCCAAAGGGTTTTTGCGTGCGCGCTGTGCCGGCAACAGACCGCCCTCAACCGAGTCGGGGTTGACGTCAAACAACTCGTCAACAATCACCAAGTCAATGCTCATACCGTGACCTTGGTTTGGCTTTAATGCTTTGACCCACCACTTGCTGCCGTCTGGCATTGTGGCCTGATAACGGCCGTACGACTTGACAATCTTGGCGCCGTAATACTCCTCAAGAATTGGCGACAGATCATCAAACAACAAACACGCAAGATCAAGTCTGTGCGCGCCCGAAACAACAGTCTGTTTACCGCCTCGAATCTTGGGCATCTCCACAAGCCAAAACAAAATAAGCGCTTGGATGATTGTGGTCTTACCGTTCTGACGCGCAACCGACACAAGGCTCGAGCGATGCACAAACTTGTTATCAGCGTCAATTGCCAGCATTCCCTCAAGAGCATGTAGTTGCCAAGGCATCAGGTCTATGTGCAGCACCTGTTTTGCCATGTCCCCCACAAGCCCAGCTAGTGAGCCGGCATGATCTGGCACCATCGTTTCTAAGCGCGGTCGGTCATGGCCAGTTACCGCTGGTTCAGGCTGGTTCGGGCTGGTGGCGACAAAATGATGTA